TATTTACCAGAGAAAGGATCCATCTGAGCAACAAGAGCCATACGCTCATTCATGATCTCTTGCTCTTTTAACTCAGCAAAGTAGTTATCAGCAACGAAATCATATTGAATATGCTCCTTTGCTTCATCCCACTCTTCTAAAGTAAAGACACCCTTGAGTACCAGTTGTGTTTTAAGAAGATCATTGAATAAATCAGAGAATCTCTTACGCAGTCTAGCAATAAACTTCTGGAATTTAACTTCATCACGTGTGATCTCTGCTGATCTACCAACGTTAAATGAGGAATCAGATTCCAACCTTGACTCAGGTACGTTTAATGCTCGGTAGAGTTTCTTTTGGAAGTACTTGATGTCTTCAAGTTCTCCAAGATTTTGTCCACCTGGCAACGTAGTGATCTCAGTGCCTCGTCCACCTTCTCGTCTGGGTAACCAGAAGTCTTCGAGCATTGACATGAATTTCTTGTCATCTCTTATTTCTCCCGTGTCTGCATTATAGACTAACTTATTTCTATAGCGAGACATTACCTCTTTAAGGTACTGCTCTGCTTTCTGTTTAGGTAGATTACCTACATCAATATAAAATATTCTACGCTCTGGTGCACGTGACATGCGGTAAATAACCAGAGAATCTTCAATCATTCTCAACTGGTTAGTTGCCTTAATAGCTTTGTGAAGATGTGACAACACATAGTTGCGTTGCATATCTAATTGTCCTGAGTGGACAAAGCATATAGCATCATTTGCTATTTTAATTCCTCTATTCTCATACCCACGTAACCCTTTAGGTGAATAAATGAAATACTCTACACTCTTAGGTACCAGTGTATTGACTTCAGGGTCGGCAGGTGATACTCGATCACTTGGTTTATCGTATTCGATAACCTTTTTAATCTTTCTAGGATCAATATACCTCAACTCTGTCATCCCCCCTTGAGGATTTTCAGGGTCAATCATCTTATGATAAAAAAGTCTTCCGTCGATGTACCACCTACGAAAGATATCATATGCTTTACGATCAAAGTCTAGTAACGATAGTACGTTATCAAACTCTTCTCTAATTCTTCTTTTTACAGGCTCAGAAACGTTAAGGTTTGAGAGCTCTACTTCTACAGGTTTATCATCTAGATCACCCGCAATTGCTTCTGCTGTTATATCTCCTATTGCCTGATCTACTTCTGGATGCAAGGACATCTCACGATATCTACCTATTAGATCTACATCGCTTGCTTTATTGGCTGCGTCACCGAGGTCAACGTATTGACCAAAGTAACCACCTGCCACAATGGGTTGAGCTGCGTCATCCGAATCTTTCGTAACAAAAGAAGGGCCGACTCCTGCCTTGCCCTTCTTCTTGCGATCAATTGAATAACCAAATAGTTGTGACATTATTAGTCCTTCCTTTTCATTATAAAGTATTTATCTAACTACCAGTTAGCGATACAGCGTTACCAGCGTTGTTGTCATTAGCATATGTCCAGTACTGAACTTGGAACTCAACTGTATACTCTTCTGGAGTATCGTTGCTATCCCATGCTAAGTCAATTGCGGAGATAGTTGAGGGCCAGATACCTACAAACTTGTAAGATCTTACCACACCACCTTGCCTATCGTATTGTCTTACCATAGCATCTGATTGATACTCTGCAATAACACGAGGCTCTTGTAAGTTCTGATGAAGTGCCTGAATTTTAGTAGACCATTCTTCAAACTTAGATCTAAGTGCGAAACCTTTGTCGTTAAGAACTGTAATAGTCCATGGCTCGAAGGTTCTGTCTCCTGCAATCTTAAGTGACCTACCTCTGTAGGGTACTTCGATTACACCAACTGTAGAAGCTGGTATGTTTGCTGCTTTAACTAAGAAAGTAGCAAGTGATGCTGAGCTAGCTCCAGATCCAGCACGAGATTCTCCCGCACTTTCTTCTGATCTTTGCTCTTGTGATCCTGGGGTCGCACCTGAATTAGGTGTGCCGTTGTCTACAATCTGAGGGAATCCGATCTCAACCTGAAACAGGTTAGGGCGGGCCAAGTCACCGATTCTATTTCTAAAATCTAGAATCGGTGCGTTTATTTGCTTTCCTTCAGACTGACCAGGATAAGTCTGGCTGTCGAATGCTGACATTTTATTCTCCTATTAGAGGTTGAGCACGAAGACGTGCCACGGTTTACTCATTATGATACTAACTCACTGAAGCTTGCTCCAGTTCTAGTTGCAGTGAAGGTCAATGTGATGAAGTTGATAGATCTTGTGGGTTTCACAAATATCTCTGCGTAGAATTCACCACGGTCAATCGATTCAGCAGGGTTGTTTGTTCCGTCGCAGACTACGAGGAAGTCAACAATACCACGTCTTGATTGGACACTGCGTAGGTATGGCTCAACAATGTTCTTAAATTGCTGGCGAGTAAACTCGTCATTCAACTCAAATAGTTGGGTCTTAGCAGCATCACTGATTGCTTCTTCCATGACTAGGAATAAACGTCTAACGTTAATTCTGTCGAAGGCAGAAACATAACTCAATGCAGTCTTATCACCGAAGAGGACAATACCTTGTCCAGGGAAAGCTACGATTGGGTTAATACGTGAAGCATAAAGTGTATCTCTATGATCTTTAAGAGGTGAGTATGCTAATTTAATAGCGTTTCTCAACTGTCCTCTATTGAAGCCAGCAGGTGAATACCAAGGCTCTTGTTGAAGAGTTGTACTTAGTACTAAACCAGCAAGGTCAGCATTACATGGAATGTAACGATACTTATCGCTGTACTTATCATAGATGTATTTGTAGTTATTGTCAAATACCGCATAAGAAGTACTACTTAACTGATCGAAGTAGTTAACTGTGCGTTGGACAATAGTAGAGGTCTTTGCTTGACCAATAACGTCGCCACGGTAAGGTGAGACGAATGCAATACAATCCTTACGTGCAGCAGCTATAGAAATTACATGCTGTGCTTTAGCAATCGTATCATCTATACCACTCATAGATGGACCCATGAGTAGGTAATCAATATCTACAGTCTCTGGGTCAGAGAATAGATCGTATGCTCCTAGAATATCAGGACGTGCAATGGTATAACCATCAGCACCACCTTGTAGTGCATAACGTAATGTTGCTCTATTCTTAGTACCGAGTAGAGGTTTTGCTAGAGGATTCAATCCTGTTGGATCATCTAGATCGTTAAGAGGAGCAGATGCCTTAACAAGATCAAACTCTCTGTTAACACCTGATACACCGATAACTCCAGAGTTAGCAGCATTCTTATCATAGATGTTAGCAGTCTCATGAGATCCCCAATAGAGGTACTCAGAGTATGTCTTGACTACATCCTTGTAATAGATGTTATCACCTTGAGGTGACTTAGCATCATTTGCTTTAGAAACATTAAGGTGCTTCTCTAGGACTGCGCCTGGAGTTCCAGTAATCTTTCCGTCACCATCGATGACTAAGATGTGCATTAGGTCATTATGACCGCCTCTATCCGCAACCCATGCGGAAGTTGTAGGACGTGCAGCAACGTTGATCCACTTAGTATTCTCTCCGTATAGTCTTGACTCATAGTCAGACTCAACGTTAGCAATGGATATAGATGCAGCGTTTGCGTCAACAACAGTCTGGTTTGCTTGGAAGTTAGGTGATGCCTGATTCAATGCAACACGTAACTCACGTGTGATTGATTCGATAGCACCTGTGTCTCCAGTAGCAGAGCCAGGAGTGTTAGAGTTGTTTGCCAACTCACTGATTGTGTCATTAACTTCTAAAACGTCAGATGAAGTAGTATCAATAGTGATCTCCAACTTACGATTTGTTTTGTCGTAAGCAACTACTCTACCTGTAACACCACCACTAACAGCAGTGATATAGTTGTCTTTCTCAAAAGATCCAACTAAGCTAGAGTCATCTTTAAATGTAACAATAACACTATAGTCATAAACTTTAGAGTAGATGTTAGCATTAGAGAATGAAACTTCAGCGTTGTTTACGAATTCCCACTCAGCAGATGTTGGTTGAGCAAGATACAATACTTGGTCAGGACCAGCATCTGTTACGATAACACGAACTGAATTGCCGTGAATACCAGCAGTCTTAGCACCCCACTTCCAGTTGTTAGCAGCAGTTTCTACGTTTGACTCGTAGGTGTCAAGGTTTTTGATTAAAGGAGCAGTTACACCAGTAGCTGTTGTCTCATCAATTTCAGTCTTGTTAGTTGTAACAGTTTGAAGACTAACAGTAGATCCATCAGTGTGTGCAGCGGCTGTTGTACCTAACTGTGCACGGACAACTGTAAGATCGTTACCAGCAATAGAAGATACCTGAAGGATCTCATCATCAATCCTGACGTATGAGTTAGTACCTGCACCAAGAGCAGCAGCAGATGTAACTGAAAGAGTTACGTCACTGTTACTATATGTTCCACCTTCAGCGATAGTAGAAGAAGTACCAGCAGGCTCAATTAGTGTAATTGCAGTAGCAGCAGCGTGAGATACAGCAGATGTTGCTAGTTGTCCACGTTGAACTGTTACGTCGTTACCAGATATACTAGAGATTGTTAGTAATTCAGCGTCTATTTGAAGGACATCATTAACATCAAAGTCTGTTGCGGAAGCAACTGTAAGTGTCGTGTCTGATGCACTGAATGTTGTTACTGTATATTGTGCAGTATCAATTGCGTTCTTCAATGAAGCATTCATTGCTCGAACGATCTTTACGGTGCCTCCGTAAAGTAAAAACTGGGCTGTACTGAACCAATACTCGTAATTGTATTCAGTTGGTTTGCCGAAAATAGAAAGTAGTTCTTTCTCACTCGTTACATTTGTTACCTGCTCTACAGGTCCCTTCTCAAAACTACCAACGATAGCAGCAATATTATCTACTGTTGCATTTACTACGTTGGTCAGATCTCTTTCAAGTACGACAACTCCTGGTGAAAGCTGTGTCGATGCCATTAGTGATATCTCCTAGGTGTATGTCCAAATTGGATGCTGAAATTATTTATTATAACTTGGTTTTTCACTGGGGAATCAAGCCGTGATTACCAGTCTGGATAGTCTGCTAGGTATGGAGGCAAAGGTCTCTTTCTATTTCTCTTTCTATTGACTCTCCATATGGTACAAGACTTACACTCATACGCATATGCTGAAGGGTTTGCACCTCTGTCCTTCCTTGTCAAATAATAATCTTCTAATAAACTCTTTGTCTTACCACAGAACCTACACTTCCTCTCTTTAAATAGGAGGTGCTCAAGTTCTAGGTCTGACTCTATACTCACGACAGATATTCCCACATGTGTGAGTTATCTCCATACTCATCTACATTCCACTGAGTACCTTCATCATCTACTATAGTCTGTTCATAATCTACATGGTTGTCTATGAAACCAAATGGTGCCATGTCCGCTTCTATTCCCTCTTTCTGCTCTTCATACATCTTCATACGTACATCATCGTCATGTAACTCACGGAAATAATCAGTAGTTGCTAACCATGCAAAGATAACCAGACACATAGCAAGGTCATCGTTACATCCTTCCTCTCCTTGCCATGCTGGACCTTTCTGAATGAAGGTAGTTAACTCTGCCATGATGTCATAGTCTCTGAAGATTAGTTTATCATCTTCAATTAACTGTTTAAGGTTGGAGCAACCAGTTTTCTTAACTGTTGTGCTCATTTTGACTCCAAGTTGCACCTTAGTGCCACTAAATCCTTGCCCTACTACCTGACCAGCTCTACCTCTCATGGCACACATGAGTAAATTCTCATATTCTAGATCAAATTGTATGATATCTGCTACCTGTCCACCAATATCATTAACTTCTATCATTATATACGCCTGATTGTATGCCGTAGCAACCTTATGAATGATATCTGGGAATAAAAGAGGTTTAATTGTATTGTTTCTATACTTTCCTACCACCTGATAGGGTATTTCTGTAGTATCTATCACTGTAAATGCAGAATAATCCTTAGTTAGACCTCTAGCAACGTCAACACAGATGTGATATGAGTGTCCTTCCTCTGGATCATCGTATATAGACAGTCCTGCTTCCTTCCTCTTAGGTTCTTCATATACTAATGTCTTTAATTTAGTACTACTGATAAGAGTATTAACAGATCCTAGGAATTCACACTCAAACTCTTGGTTGAATTGCTCCTCGGACGTGTTTTTAATCGTCTGCTCTTTCCATACCTGATCTCTACCTGGTACCTGTTGCCAATGCACCTCGGTTGTAGTGTATTCATTCTGTCCTTTCTCTGCATCATGCCACAGTTTATAGAACATATTCATACCCTTGGGGGTAGATATTATAATAACTTTAGTTTTCTTACCAGAAGATATAGTAGGGTAGACACTACTAAAGAACTCATCAGCAATATGCGTCGGAATAAAGGCGAATTCGTCCAGAAATATAATGTTAAAGGACATACCCCGAACAGCACTTGCAGAAGTAGAAGCAGCCAAGATCTTACTTCCATTCTCCAACTCCAAGGAGCCCCTGTTCCAGTTGACCACACCTTGTTGAAGCCATTTAGGGAGATTTTCGTAAGAAAGTTGTAACCTTCCCAACATTTCTCTTGCAGTGGCTGCTTTGTTTGCGAGGATTGCGATGTTGACATTATCATTAAAAATTGCGTACCACAAAAGATATGCAGTAACTACTGTAGACTTACCAGACTGACGTGGTAACTTTGCTATATTAAATCTGTGTTCATGGAAACGGTTAACCATGTCCTCTTGGAAATCATAGAGGTCAAAGTTAACTATACCTTCATCTAGGTTAACGATCTTGATATAGTTACGAATAAAATAAACAGGATCCTCACTACACTTTATAAACTCCTGCACCTCTTCAGGTGAAAAGTTAGTGTTAACGTTAGCCCGTTTGAGATTGGGGTTACCTAGATATATCTCCTGCTTCTCAGGCATTGGCTTCTTTAATTGCCTCTACAATAGTTCTCTTCAACTGCTTCTGCTGTTTCTTACTGATACCAACAGATGCATCTATCTTTACCTTAACCCAGTAAAGACCTATTAATACTAGAGTAAATGGAATAGCATCAGCCCAACTGATTTCATTCCATGCCTCTACGACATTTAACATTGCGATGTATTCTCCAGGTCCTACCATTAGTATAACCCCGCCATGTTACTGGTACTATTCAGAGGTGTATTATATTCAGGAGCATCTGCTGCTGCCTCAATTCCTGTACCATTCTCAGGTAATGGATCACCCTCTTCAGGTTCTAAAGTACCTTGTGAAATACGAATCTCTCTTAACTCTTGGAAGTTTTTATTCTTCGTACCACCATCATACTCCCATGCATACCCTTCGGCAATCATCTGTTCGTTGAGTGAGACATTATCATCGCCAACGTATAACCAACCAAGAAGCCTACCATACTTACCCATGCCACCTTTGAGCTCGGTTCGTATAGTAAGTTCTTGATCCCCATTTATAGTATCCTCCAACGTATATTTCATCCAATTCGTAGCATCTATTCCTAGTGCCTTCTCTTCTAAATCTCTTGTCCTTTTCTCAGGAGTATCGATACCTGCTATACGTACACGTTCGTGCTTGTAGATATCAAATCCTAAGTCAATAACTACGTCAATAGTATCTCCATCAACTACTTTCGTTATCTCTGTTACTCTGAAGTTGTAACAACTCTTCCTGCTTGGTGGGGTCATCTTTCCCATCATTCATCTCCGCAAATGCCATCTTTAGTATATAATATATATACCAAGTTACTAGGACTAATAGGATAGTGAGCATCCAGATGACACTCCAGACAACCATTAGACCCAAGCAGATGCAGCAAGTGTTACTGCTAGTGATAAAGAGACACCCATGATGGTGAGTCTACTCATCCACCACATAATCTCGTGCTTATTTTTTGTTATGCTAGTCATATCATTGACCCCTGTGAACGTAACCAATCTAATCCTGATTCATTAGTACATCTGTCAATAAAATGAGGATGCTCCTTTAAGAAAGGTACATCCTCTTTACTGTGTTCTATTGCTTCATACGAGTCTGAAGCGTACTCGCATATCTCTAACTGATGCTGTTCTGCATCATGATACCCTATAGTATAGTGTGAAAGGGGCATGATTATTTCAATCCCAATGTATGAGTATTTATGCCTCTTTGCTCTGTTCTTCCACTGCTTTTAAGCGTTTGCGGACCAACTTCGCATATAAGACTTCCTCCTCAGTATACCAGTCAGGATGCTTCTTGGCAACCTTGATAATTTTTTTAGCTGCTTTCTTGTCCTTCAACCGTTAAGATTCTGCGATGGTCCTCTGAAATACTTGTTTATGACTTCTACTTGATCTTGATATCTAGCAATCTTGTCCAACTCACCTTGAATTGCTTCAGTAATATCAGAGTGCTCTCCGATACCTACAGGATGTTCTAGGTATACATTAACGTTTACCTTATGTTTTTCAATCTCACCTTGTGCGTGTGCTAATACTGCTCTAAGCAGTTGCTCTCTCATATGTATTGGTGGCATAATAAACTCCTTTTAAATATTTAGCTACGAGCAGCACAGTTTTTTTCGTGCTTCTCAATCCATGTGTATGGTCTTGGATGACCTAATGGTGCTGTAAGTCCACAGAACCTACAGACTTTTCTTCTTTCTTCAGCCATAGTGATAACTAGGTTTGTTGGTTGTTTTAGATAATTTCTTACCTCTGACCTTAGTGCCAGAAGTTTCTCCCTGACCAGAAGGATGCTTACCAGGTTTAGACTTACCTATGTTTACTGACTTACCTGGTTTCTTAGACTCAGTGTCATGTAAACGTGCTGGTTTGTTCTTGTCCTTAGTAATAACAGACTCTTGTCCATGCTTCCTACCTAGACGACGCATTGTTTTACCAAAACGTCTCTTACTCATACCCTTTGCAGGTGTTGTTTGATATGATACTTCACGTCCCTTTGATCCATCATCATATTTGTATTCACCAGTACCTTTCTTGTATCCGATACCTTTCTTCTTTAGGTCTTTTTCGAGCCCCTTACGGGACTCTTTATTCTTTTTTGAGTCTGTACCTCTGTCAGCACTAATGTTTCCAGTTTGTTGTGACTTAGACTTACTCAACATACGAGTAGTAGGGTTACCTTCTTGCATGAAATCCTTGAATGTCCTTAGACCTTCCTTCTCATGATACTCCCACTGTCCATCTGGATGAGGTCTTGTCCCATCCTCCTTCATATGATCAGCAGCTTTGTATAGAGGTTTGCCTGTCTTAGCATTTTTCTTACCAGCTTTGTAACCTTGGTATGCAGGTGTGTTACCTTTCTTGTCAGCATTGGTAACTGTATACTCTTCATTCTTGCTCTTAGCATTTGAATGATGTGATGCATCACCAAATGCAGGATTATTTTTATATTCAGGTTTTTGTTTTTTCTTTTCGTCTGATAATTTCTTTGCTTTCTTATCAAGATAATCTTTCATCACACCTTTTGCCTTACCATCTCCTTTGGTAATACCATATGCAGTACCTTCTTTTGCTTCTTCCTTACGCTTTGAAGATGCAGCTTTAAAGAAACGAGATGCTTGCTTAACTCTCTTCTTAGCACCTTCCTTATCACCAGCAACCGCTTTCTTACCACGGTCTATATCAGCAGCCTTAGATGCTTTCTGTAATGTATCAGATGATAATTCACTGATTACTTCTTCATTTTTCATAATAGCTCCTTTACCATGTTTAGCGGTGATCTTTGCTTTCACAATATCAAGTGCAGACTTGCCCTTGCCATACTTCTTTTCTGTTTCCTTCTGTAAAACAGTCTTACCTTTAATCTTCTTGTTGTCAGGTGTACGCTTACTGGGTTTCTTATCAGACCCATCGTGTCCTATACCATACTTTACGAGACGATCATCCCTCATCCTATCATAACCTTCCTCTTTTACGCAAGAGCCAGGTGCAAACTTCTTGGTACCAGGCTTACGCTTGTAACCTTTCCAACAAGTCTTTTCTAAGAATTGTCCGAAAGATTGCACGGTTTCATACTTCATACCTTTAGACCTCATGGATGCTCTCTCCTTAGCAGCTGCTTTTCTGTCAGAAGAAACTTGTTTCTTATATTTTTTAGTAATAGTCTCAACGTTTTTTGGTTTAGACTTTCCAATACCACCAGCACCACGGATATTCATACCACCCATAGCTGCACCACCAGTAACTGATTTACCTTTACGGTTTACGTTACCTGCTTTCGCTTGGCGACCTACACTAGCAACTGCTGTAAGACCTCTATCAGAATTAGCAACTCTTGCTTCTGCTGCTAAACCAACACTAGTATGTTGTCTAGTATTAAGTCTATCAATAGCAGGATTCTTCTTCTTAGAGAAGGATCGATGAGCTGCAGATTTACCTTTAGGGTTTGACACGTTAGCCTCCAACAACTTGGACTTGCTCTACTACTACATCAGCACCACCAGCAGTAAGCAAGACTGCTTTCTGTATTTGTGGGAGTGTACCAGCAATGACATCAGCAGAAGACACTGCATAGTCAGCAGAGGCAGAAGATGAATCGTAATCAGTTGTGATAGTAGTATCTGAGATTGCAGTTACTTTCTTTCCAGCAGAGGCAGCAGTTTCAAACGCTGCAACAAATCCATCAGTATCACCACCATCAACAGTAGCGACATAATCTCCTACTGAGAATGTATGTGCTGGTGTACCACCATGATCAACGGTTACTACCATAGCAGCAGCATCAGTTGCTGCTTTAATACGTGAAGACTTTGGTTTGCCAACTGAGATTAACTCAGGTGTTGCTGCTGCAAGTGTGATTGCAGGTCCAGCATCAATCTTGATGGTAGATGCACTTGCACTATAGACTCTTATTACACCAGACTTGACTACAATATAGCCAGTACCAGATGCACTGATTGTCTGTGTGTCAATTACATTTAATACCGACATGGTTTAAGTTACCTTTACTAAGTTATTTATCTTGCTTTTGTTTTAGAAATTTAGCAAGTTCTGCTGTGCTACCAACAAACATGGTGTTGTTAGTAACTTGTTTATCTGCGATAGTTCCTTTTGGATTTTCTATCTCACCGACTTTTTTATGAAGATCAGCAAGTTTATCAGCAACATCAGCAACTGCTTTAATTGTAGTTGCTGCTACTTCATACGCCCTTGGTTGATCACTGCTCTGAGCCACTTCGAGGATACCGTCCACCGCTTCCTGACCTTTTTCAATAAGCGAGTAGAGATTCCCCCTTGTGTAGTCATAGTCTTTCTTGAGTTGCTCCGTAGTCGTCGTTGGTACAACCTCCATCTTAGACTCCTTTTTAGGTACGAGAGATGTCTCAACGTCCAAAGCTTCTTCGATCCCATCAAACTGCTTCATCTTGTCCTGTAGTTGGGTTCCATTGCTGGGAATCAACAAACTCACTAGTCAATTCATTGAATCCAAAGTTATCATCTGCGTCAGCAGTGACAGGATCAGGTGTTACCTGATATCTAACTTCACGTGGTGCATTAGGTGCTAACTCAGTCTTAGTAGAGTAGTCAAGAATTGCCTTCTTAATAACCTCACCAGACTTATCTTGGACAGGACCGTATAGGTAAGTCTTAGCAACAAATTGCAATGTATATACCAGTGTCCTACGAGTATCGTAGTCACCCTCATAAACATCTTCATAATCAATAGATGTAAGAGTTATAGGATAGTCCCTCTTTTCATCCATAGTAGGCACAAGGTTTAATGTAATATTAAAACTTGGTTGAAATACTGGAAGTATTTGCTCAAGAATCTGAAGACCATCATCCTGATTCTTTGCCATAATTGCCAATTCAAAATTCAAATTATATGGTATTGGCATAAAACTTTTAAACTCTT